TAGCGAAAGCACACACGAAACCCTCACTTGTCTCCGGAGCCTGACCGGTTATTTCAGAAGAGTATTGCATAGGGTTTTACCCGCATACTGCATGTCCTCCGCATCCAAGAAATGGGAGAAATGCAAAGACGAACCGGAGACGGCATCTGGGAAGCCACATGGTGGTACCAGCCGCAAACCGGGAAAGTCAGTCTCGAGCCACAAAGCTGGCAAGAAGGTTGGAGAGAAATCTCCACCATCTGGCAAGCAGACACGAGACAACCCTTCTCTGGATCATTCGACCAAGCTGACAAAAGCTGGCAATCCAAGGAAGAAGAAGGGAGGCAAGGGCACCGGCCCAGGCCGCGGCGGAGATAAAGCTCTCCGCTATGCTGTGAAAGAGGCAGTCGATCAGGCCGTTGGCCTGAAAGACGCACTCCACGAGCAAACCGAAGAGACGCGTATCGCACAGGATGCTAGCATGCACCTGCGGCGCGAGCTTACCAATGTCCAAGGGGACTTAAAACAAGCCGAACAGAGACTCGGCGACAAGAGGAAAGCGATTGACTTGCTCCACGAGCAGCGTCGCAAGAATTTCCACTGTCAATGGCAGGACGAAACTGCGGAGGCCACATTCACCTTTTGGTTGTTTGTGTTGGTTTTCCCAGCGATTTTCGTCGGAATGGCAATATATCTCGAGCAATTCGAGTACCTGATTTGCTGGCAATGGATGGTTGCCAGCATGCTCTATCAGGTTGCCGCGGTATTCGCCGACCGCTATCTCTGTGCCAAGCGCGGGTACAGATCGAAATTTTGTGAGCGCACCACCCACAGCTACTCGTCGATGACCAACGCAGATTGGGACGATGCTGACAGACGTGCCGACGTCATGTCACTCCGGGAGCTGAAGCATGTCAATGCCCGATATAGCGTGGTTGCATATCGAAAGACTTTAAATGGCGTTCTTCTTAATACGGACACCTTCGGGAAGCGTACTGGCGCTCCCGACTATCTGCTCATATCACATGAGTTGTTGGCCCAACTGACGGTTCCCCCCATCATGCTGACGAACGATTTCCTTGTCGTTCAAGATAGGTTGCTCCAATCGGCAAAGACCACACACACCGTCAATATTGACAAAGAACTCTATCAGCAGAAGGAGGGTGGTGATGTGGCGGGGAACACCGTTGAGGTGGCGTTAGGCCTGTGGTTTCAGAACCGGCAGGCCCGCACCCGGTGTTTCTGACCCGCCCCAGCGTGAAGGGAGGACTTAGGTCGTTCGCCCGGGGATATAGGTACTTAGAGAATACTATGGATACCATACCCGAGATGAAAGAATCTGCAGTGATTTCGAAACTGCGGCCGGTAGCTTTGGGAAAGCGCCCGGTGGTCCAAGTTTCATTAGGGCCAGTGGTGGTTGGAGCGGTTCGCCCACACCCTGACCCTTTGGACCCCCGTACGACCAGCGCTGGGGTGAGAAAGAGGTTTTTGAGTAAACCGCCTCCTGTGAAGGATGATGGCCTTAAGAGATTTAGGCGTCATGTTCGCAAGAGATGCCGGCAGCTATTTGTCCCCCTAGCTGCCGATGTGGATGTGAGTGTAGAACATTGGTTAGCTCACACCAGTTACCCCGATTGGAGACGACAAGAGCTCCGAGTACAATGGGATGGCGTCGCAAGTATGTGGGATCCAGATAAATCCCACCGCTACTTCCGATGCAGTTCCTTCATGAAAGATGAGGATTATCCAACCTACAAGCACGCCCGCGCTATCAACTCGCGGTCTGATCCATTTAAATGTGCTGTGGGACCTATCTTTAAGCTGATAGAAGAGCAAGTATATCGATACGAAGCCTTTATCAAGCATGTTCCAGTTGCAGAACGACCCGATTATATAATGGGATTACTGCACCGTGAAGGAGCCAAATATATCGCTACGGATTATACTGCTTTTGAGAGTCTGTTTACGCGAGAGTTGATGGAGGCCTGTGAGTTTGAGCTATACTCATACATGACCCAGTACCTGCCTGCTGGCGGGGAATTCATGCGCCTGGTACGTGAAGTGCTAGGTGGCCTCAATTTGTGTGTCTTTAAGGACTTCAAGGTGATGGTAGAAGCCACCAGAATGTCCGGTGAGATGTGCACGTCCTTGGGCAATGGGTTTTCTAACCTAATGCTAATGGAATTCGTCTGTCGAGAGGCGGGTTGCCGCAAGGTACGAGGAGTGGTTGAAGGAGACGATGGTCTCTTTACCATGGTGGGGACTCCCCCCACCGTAGCGGACTTTGCCCGGTTGGGCTTAGTCATTAAGTTGGAGGTGCATGACACCATCTCCACCGCATCCTTCTGTGGTCTTGTATTCGATCTTCATGATCGGGTCAACATCACGGACCCACGCAAGGTTTTAACTAACTTTGGGTGGGCACAACGTCAGTACGCCCGTGCGCGGAACTGCAAGCTCCACATGTTGCTACGTTGTAAGGCGCTTTCCACAGCATTTCAATACCCCGGTTGTCCCATTGTAGCTGAACTTGGCTGGTATGGGATTAGGAACACTCCGCGTTCATCCAGTAATGGATTCCGGAATCTGTTGAACCGAAAAGGCTATGTTGACTCTTATAAGCGTGAGAAGATACTGGCCGCCATGCAATGCGGGCACATACCGCGTAAAGAACCCCCGATGAACACGAGGCTTCTTGTTGAAAAACTGTATGGTATTACCGTTGAGGTACAACTGTCTATAGAACAGTATCTCAGCTCCTTAACAAGGATCCAACCGTTAGATCACTGGAGTTTTCCCATGATTCTACCAGCACTTTGGTATGAACATGCGGCACGCTACTCCTTTGCTAGTGACCGGTTGGATGTGGATCTTGAGATCCCGGCTGTGAATTACCCCCCGCTCGCAGGGCTTCAATGCGAATGGGATGAATATAACGATGAGGGTACACCGCGGACTTTGAGCAACCGCAAGGAATGGAGTTCTCCCGAGAAACTCTACGGGGCACCTATGTATCGAGATGATACGCACCGTTGGCCGGAGCTTAACACCTGCCTAACAAGAAACAGTAGCGAGGATCGGGATCACCTCTAAGATCGCCCCGGGGGAAACACGATAGCAC